TAATTCGTCTTTTTGTAACTCAGTAAGCAAGCCCACATAAGTTAGTCTTTGTTCTTTTGTTAATTCGTTTAGTTTCATATCTTATAATTAAATATTTCTGGAAAGCGCCACTTGAAATGCTTGTACTGCTGTGTAAAAGTTAGCTGCTTCGGTATCTGTTAATCCGTCTCCTATTGAAGCAAAAGCTGTTTGTTTAGAAGAAAATTGAGAAGCTGAACCACTAACATTATTTGCCCCTATAAAAACTTTTGAATTTTGTGGAGTAATACTTGCTTTTGAAACTGTATTACTTAAAACTCCTTTATGATAATATTTTTCAGTTGTTGAGTCTATTCTACTACCAATTAGCATTCCATTTGTAGGAGTAAAACTTAATCCTGTTTGCGTGGATAAACTATTTAATGCTTTGTATGCATCAAAATAATAAATTAAAAATAAACCATTTCCCGCTGTAAAATGCCCCATTTCAGTTTGACTATTTCCTGTACTTGTTCTTGAGTAATAACTCAAATGAACTGAATTTTGAGAAGTATGTAAAGAAGCATTTAAAAATGTATCTGCATAACCATTAGTACCATTAGGCAAAGCACCATTAGAACTAAATGTCCAACCTCCATTGAATACAAGTCTAAACGCAGCATCCGTATCTAATGGATTTTTAAGGTTGAATTTCATCGTAGAACTACTTCCCCCAACAAACGGATAAACCGCTTTCATCTTACTCCACAAACCATCCGCTTTCATTCCTATTACAAGGTTGTTGATTGCATTAGCTTCTACTTGGTCTTGTATATTAGCAGCCGTTACAAAAGCCTGAGCATCTGCATCACTTACTGTTTGAGTTCCTATTGAGCGACCGATAGTAGTTTGGAATGCTTGTACGGCTGTGTAATAATTCTGCATTTCTGTATTTGTCAAACCATCTCCAATATAGAAAAATGCTATTTCTCTATTATTATAAAAAGTTGCACCAGTACCCGTATTTGAAGCACCAATATAAGCTGTCAATATAGATGTTGCATTTGAATTAGTAACGCCTGTATTTGTCGTTGTATTTCTGTTATACCTTATAACATTTGACGCTGTTCTTGAACCTTGATTAAACCCCCTTGAATCTAAAACAGATGTGCCCAAAAAACCACCGCTATCATTTAAATAACAATAGAAATTATTATCAGTGTACCTTTCAAATAATTCAAAAAGACCTGTTATTGAAGCTGGTCTAATTCCATGCGCACCAGTATTAGCTATATTTGTTCTTGAATAAACACCCATACTTGCACTATTTTGAGCAATGTTACCTGTTGTAGCCAATTTAGTATCTGCAAATCCATTAATCCCGTTTGGTGTGTAACCGTTTGCAGTCCATGAACCGCCACCATTCCATAATAATCTAAAGGCTACATCTAAATCTCGTGGGTCTTTTAGGTTAAATTTCATTTGTGATTTAATATCCGCTTCAACTGTTTTATCTGTTACAAAAGGATAAATAGCCTTCATTTTACTCCAAATAGAATACCCTTTCAAGTCAACTACCAAAGTATTGATAGCCGCTTGTTGAGTAGGGTCTGTTATTGCAGCCGCTGTTATAAATGCTTGTGCATCTGGGTCAACTGCTGGAGTTCCTACAATATCAGTTGCACCAGCTTCAGAAACGGAATAAACCGAACCCCAGCCAATGGCATTATCAGCACCTTTTCCCCATCCTATATCGTTATTCGAAGCACCGTCGCCCCATCCGTTTGCATTTGCCATAATTACGTTGTTATATCGTCGTATAAATACCACTCGTTAACGTCTCTTTTAACTAAAGTAGCTATCGAATATTGAGCAGTTGTTTTATTTTTACCACCGTTACTTCTTATCGTAACCGTACTTAAAGGACTTATTGTTACTTGTCCTGTTCCTAATTGCGCTATTTTAATTTCCGTTCCTATTGGAAAAGCAACGTTTATATTACGTGGAATACTTACAGTTACTGCTGTGCTTTTATCCATTTCAATAATTTTGTAAGCATCCGTTAAAACAAGCGTATAATCGTTTGTTTGATTATTAAAAGACCTATTGTGTATTTCACTACCTAAAACGTACTTACTTGAAAAAGTACCACCGCCATCGTCTTGTGCAATTGCAACACGGTCTGAAGCTACTAAATTACTTCCTTTCGCTGTTAACTGACTTATCTTTACGTTCGCCATTTTGTTTGTTTAAATACGTTATTAATTTCTTTATGTTTTCTTGTTTTGGTTTATATTTCTTCATAAATACCAGCCTTGATAATTGTTGTTTGTGTCCGGGTACATATCGCCATTGGAATTACTATTGTACTCAGGAAATTTATCGTTGTTAAAACTTATATGTTCAATAAATCTTTCAGTATAATGCTGCGCAATACTTCTTTCTTTCTCGATTAAGAAATCTATTTCAACTTTTTCTACGTTAGTTGCGTTTTCTGAATTGTGTTTATAAACCCCTTTATTAGCTATTGTATAAGCTGCAAAAGGCAAGTACTCAACCATTGCCCAGTGTATAAGCATCGGTTTAACGTAGGTAACTAAAAGATTATTATAGTCCGTTGGTATTGTGTAAATCGAAGCTATTGTAACCGCTCCATTTGTACCACCCGAAACAGTTGCAATATTTCCAACTTTGTAACCCGTACCAGCTGTATTTATTGTAGCGTTTGTAATTAATCCAGAAGGAGCAGTAATATTTAATTTTAAACCGGTTCCCGTTGCGCTCGTTGTATTTACAGCCGTTCCCGTTGTATATCCAGTAGAAGTAGCTAAAATAATTTCAGCTTGTAATTTTTGAAGTAAATCAGTACCTAAGAAATTTTGAATGTGTATGTCTTGCGCTATTTTAACGTACTGAATAAAATTGTCCGTGTCTACGTTACCGTTCATTGCAGTGAACTTAACGACGTCTTGTCTTGTAATTAAAAGTGCTTCAGCCATTATTCCCCGTATATTTTATTAGTTGGTAAAAATCCGTTATTAGGCATATCCGTTGGTCTTTGGCTAACTTTAGAATCGTTCTTTACTACGTATCCTAACTTTTCAGCTTTACGTACCGCAACTTGTTTTAACTCTTTACTGTTAACGTCAATTGCTTTACCGCTAAATGTAGCGTAAACACGTTTATTCCAACGGTGGTTACAATTACCACCACCTTTATAGAACCAAATTGAATATGTGTCCGCACCACGTGGTCCCCAACCTTTGTTTACTACTTCAGAACCCATTTTAATAATATCTTCTTTACGGTAAATCTTATTAGCCGCTATCATTCTATTACAAAATTCACGACTATCAGCGCTTGTTTTACCAGCGTAAACGTATCTCGTTAGGAATTTAATACCTTCAATTACTTCGTCTTGCTTACTTGAAATATTAGGTCTATTATCGCCAGTTGAAACTAAGTTTACTATTTTGCTTAAAAACGATTGTTTAGGCTCTTTAGAAAGCGTTTCGTTTTCTTTGTCGTCCGAATCATAATCTACCTCGTATTCGTCTATTAGAATCGAATTTTCGGGTTCGTCTTCGCCTACGGGTTCGTCTTCGCCTAAATTAATTAACGCTTCAGCTATCTTAAAATCTTTGCTTAATTCCGTTCCTGTTTCTTCAGCAACTTGTTCTTCGTTTTGTGCGTTTTCTAAATCTACAAATTCTAAAGGTTGTAAAGTCTTGAAGAATAACTTTAAAGTAATTCCGTTATAACCTAAAATTCTATCAAAGGCTTCTATAATTTGGTCTTGAATAGGTTTAATAACCATATTGTCAAACAAAATAGAAGCGTTTTTAATCTCATCAGCATTTGAACTAAATCCATTTGCCGAACCTAAACCAAAAAGCAAAGGTGAAGTAACGTTATGCGCTAACATAATCTTTTTAACGCATTCCTCACTTAAGTAAGTATAATGTTCTGGTGCATCGTTTAACGGTAAATCGTCAACCGTAGTTTTTGATTCTTGGTTATTGTTAAATGCAACTATTACTTTTTGACCTCGCGAACCAGTTAATTGACTTAATACTTTACCTTTGATTATTTGTTGTTGTTCTTCAGTAGGTACACCGTTATTAAAGTTTACTACTTTAGTTCCTGAAAAACCATTTTGAACTTCGTTGATTAAATAATCAGCTATTGATTCCTCTAATTTTGCATACGGAAGCCCACCTTGGTAATCAGGTAAAGAATAGTATTTCATCCCAACCGCATACGGCTTAGAATAATTCTATTTCTCCGTCTTTATTGCACTTTTCTGCACGTAATAAATTTACGGGTATATGATACGCTTTTAAAATCTTTTCATGCGTCTTATCGTAGTGTATTTGCATTGCAAATTGACCGAACATTTTTCTGTCAAGTACTATTTTACGAATACAATCAGCATGAAATAAAGCCATCATTTGAGCGTACTCATTTGGCTTTTTACTTGCATCTAACGCACTTAATCCACGACCGTAAATTAAACGGCTTACATTGTTTATTACCGAGCTATTAGTAGTTGAATTAACGTACCTATCAATGATAAACTGAAAGTAATTGTTATCTTCGCCAAACTCAACCCAAGCATCTCGTTTCGATTCTTGAATTACGGGCGTTGTATAAGAACTTAATTCTAAAACGTGTATATTACTCATAAACTATAAATTCATTTGTGGTACTATTAGCAGTATATTGTCCGTTGTTTACTGTAAAGGCGTTCACACTTTGGTCAGTACAAAATATCCTATCCTTATAAACTACCGTAGCACCGTTAATAAATACCAAATCGTAAAAATGATTTTCTACTAAATTAAATTTAGCTTCAAACGTATCGTAATATTCCCCTTGTGTGTAAGTGTAACCCGTTATTTCAGTTGTTACGTTCGTTTGATCGTCTGTAATAGCTACGTAATCAAAAACTTTATTTCGTGGTATAAACACAAAGTCTTGGTCATTTGTCGAAGTAGTTAGAATAATCATATATTATAAACGTCAAAAGTACGATTTTGTGCTTAAACAAAAAACACCTACCGAAGTAAGTGTCTTTTGCGCAAGTATATAGAAGAAAGAAATTATGCAGTAACTATTTGTGCGTCCGTTCCCGAACCGTCTTCAAACAAAGTTTTTAAACCAGCTTCATCTGTAATATCAAGGAAATTGGCTGGGCTTACCTCCATGGCTTCAAAAGTCAAATTATAACCATTAAAATCACCTAAGGCACTACCACTCGACACAGTTCCCGCAGTAACATCCGCACCTTGTGTAAGTCCCATCAAAAAGAATTGGTCAGTCATTGTTCTTACAACTATTCTCGGACGTCCGTAAGCAAGTAGCTTTACGTTTTTATGCGTTGTAACGTCTTGTCTTTTTAATTGAATAGTAAGTGTTTGCTGAAAGAAAGTAGTACCGTTATCGCGGCTTGAATTAATTGTAGTTTCAAAACTATTAGCACCTTTTAATTCGTATTTGTATAATTGCAAAGCACCAGTCCCAATAGGTGTCCAGTCATTTATTAAGTCCGTGTCCGTAGCGTCGTACGTAACATCATCGGAATTTAAGTCGTCATAGTTAATAAAGTAAATCGCTTTCAATCCTGAAACCGAATCTTTACATTGTTCTATTCGACCGTTTGTTATATCACAACTCATTTTATTTAGTTTTTAAAGTTTAACAAAAAAAAGTTTATGTTTTTTAGTTAGCCGAGTTAACGATTCCGTAAGTAACTAAATCAGAAGCAAAACCGTATTTTGCATCCGCAGTAAATCGCATTACTACGCGTACATTTTGCGACCCGTCGATGTCTCCCATATCAATAACTTTAACTTCGTTCATATCATTCATTAAGCCAGTAGCAAAGAACAAGTTAGAAGTTTGAGAAAGTAAAGCAGTATTGGCAGCAAGTCCGTTAGCCAAGAATATTTTAACACCGTCGAAATACAAGTCATTCAATACTTGGTTGTTTCCTTTGTTGTCGTAACCGTTAGCTCCTACTCCTGAAGCAGCGAAGCCACCCAAAGCACGAACGTAAGCTCTATAAATGTTATTTGAAACATACAAAGTTAAATCTTCTTTACCGTACAAAGCAGCTGGTAAAGCATCAACGATTGAACCCAATTGTGCAACAACGTTTGTAGCGTCAACCGTAGTACCCGCAATTTCTTGAGCAGCTGGTAAAGCAGCGTCAGTAGTTAATTGTGTCATTAAACCAGCAAATTGTCCAGCCGTTGCGTTAACACCTCTCCAAATAGAAGTTTCCATTCCAGCAGCAACTTTCTCAGCAGCGTGTGCAATTAAGAAATCAGCAAATGATTTAGGTAAAACGTCGAACGCAGAATATCCCATTTGAATTGCATCCCAATCTTGTCTAAAATCAGATTTACACAATTGCAAGTTAACTTGAAAAGATTCAGGTTGAAGAATTTTTTCAGTTAAAGTTACTGTAGAAGTAGGGTCAAAATCACAAGTTGCGTTTTTAATAATATCGTCAGTTGCAACTCTTTTAATAACTTGTTTGTACTTAACGTTAGGCATGATAGTAATACCGCCTTTTTCCAAAGTTGGAGCGCTTAACAAAGCAGCAGCGATATATTTTCCAGCGAACTCACCAGCATACGTAGTTGTAATGCTTTGAGTAGTTGATAGGTTAATTTTTTCCATTTTTATTTTTAATTAATTAATTTATACTACGGTTAAAGTAATTGCACCAGCAGCCGTTCCAAGTCCGAAAACATACCAGTTTGAACCGTCTGAATGTAATTCTACGAAATCTCCAATTGTATCAGCTGAAGCAGAAAAAGTAATTGTGTTTTCATCAGCTCCCGGTACGTTAGTACTGTTTACGATAACACCGCCTTGAATTTTGTTTGAAGCCGCTTTAATAGTCCAAGCAGTTGTTGCAAATAACGCACCCACTACAAACTTATAAGACTGTCCAGTTGCATCGGCAACGGCTGGTAATGTAATTTGCGCTCCAGCAGCAGCGTTTAGAATAAATACTTTACCGCTATCTTCAGCAGTTAAAGTTGTTGCACCCGTCAATGTTTCAACTACGCCTACTTGACGTAAAGAATCATTTGAGATACTTGTAAATGTTGTACTCATTTTTTATTGTTTTTTAAATTATTACTTATTTAGTTTGTTTAAAACTGAATCCAT